TTGATATTTCCGTTATAAAGAATCAAGAATTCGAATGAACGTAAAGGTTTTAATGTAACTGGATCTAATTCACGGTTAAGTTCAGCGTCATCCATGATTGGAGCGTGAGTAACTGTGATAGTGATACCATTGTGCATTTCGTAAGTTTTGAATTGACCACCGAATTTAAGATCGCGACCAGAACCAGATACGAAATGAGTATCGATCATGTTGAATGCACCAGCTTTAGCTTCCAATACTCTAGAGAATTCTTTAAGACCCATAGCACCAGTGAAGGCGATAAATTTAAGGTCAGTTGAACCTACACCAGTACCGATGATATTGTATGCAAGGTCAAACAAGAATTCGTCAAATGTATCAGCAGTCAAAGTAGTATATGTACGACGGTTAAATGGAGCAATTTGCTCATACAAACCAGCGCCACCTTCAACTTGACGACCATTAGTACCAGTAATAACTGAGGTACCATCAGTTCTCATGGTTGATTTACCAAAGATAAGACCAGCTTCTACACGTTTAGCGTGTTGATTCAAAGCCATCCATTCTTGATAAGGGCCCCATAAGTAATGTACTTTACCGCTACCGTCTTTTACACCTACAGAAAGAACGTCAGTTGCAGCTGTACCAGTGATATCAGCGCGTGTACGCATGATTGATAAGCGGTTAGACATTCTTACAGAAGTAGTGTAACTTAAGATATCAGCTTCGTCAGAATACTCTTCATAAAGAGAGTACAATCTGCTAACACCAGAACCAGCTGTTAAGTAAGTTCCTGGGATACTGAAAGATACATCACTAGAGATAGCTTGTAGAGTATAAACCCAATATCCACCATCTTGATAAGGCTCGATCATTACACGAGCTTGGAAATCGCTATTGTCAAAAACAAGAACGGCACCAGCTGAGAATAATTTTTCTTCAACCCAGATTTTGATGTTAGACATAGGAGTACAAGAGATAGAGCTAGCATTAACGCTAGTTACTTCAGTACCATCTACTTCAGCTTTCTTAATATACAATGGTTTGTCAGAATTTACTTCTAATTCCCACTCGTATACGTTGCTACCGATTTGCTCGGTTTTACCTAGACCACCAGTGATAAGATCTAGAGTAGTTTTGTAATTCGCTACATTGGTTGTACCAAATGTAAACGATATAATTTCTGAAATGCGGTGTGGTTGTCTGAACAACGCATTTGACAGACTATTTGAGTCGATCAAGTCAGCGAATCTTTTTCCGCGACCGATAACCAAATTGCTAATTGCACTTTGTGAAACTGCCATGTTATTTTGTTTTAAATTTTAAATGCTGATAAGAAGTCATCTACATCACCTGTTACCGCAGCATTTTTAGTTCCTTTTACTTTATTGGACGCCATAGCTTTTTTAAGCTTACTTACAGCACTAGTCTCTCCTGTCTTTTTTGCCGATTCGTAAAGAGATTTACCTTTCATTTGCACGAATGCAGATGTAACGACATTTTCAACACTAGCACCATATTCTTCTTGCCATCTAGTTCTACCATTAGGTTGAACCTTAAACATATACTCTAAAACATCTTTTCTGTCTTTAGAGGATAACTTGTATCCCATAACGTTTTCAGTATCTTTGATGTAATTAGCGATAGTGTTAAATGTTTCTTTATCTTGTTTCTCTTTTAACTTTTTGGCTTCTGACTGTTCTTTTTCTAGTCTTTCTGCTTCTTTTACTTTGGCAATCTTAAGAGATTCGAGTGCGTCCTCTGCCTCGTCTTTAAGAATACCAGATTCTTCGTACTTATTAACCTTTTTAGCTATCTGATTGGCATTGTATCCACTAAGCTCGAGATAATCTGAAATTAATCTCTTTTGATTGCTCTCATCCTCAATGTCAATGGTATCATATTCAATAGCTTCTTTCTGAATCTTGTAGAATGATTCAAAGTCACCTCCGTCTTTGATAAATTGATCTAAACGTTCAACGGTGTCGTTAGAGTACTCTGGCTTACTACTCTCTTCTATATACGTGCTGAAAAAATCTACTAGATCTTCAACACTTTGAGGTTTTTCGAATTTATCATCAAAATCGAAACCGATCTTTTCAGATATTACGTCAAATAATCCTTCAACGACTTCTACCTGATCTTCTGAATCATCGGTATCATCATTTTTACTTTCTGGCTCATCGCCATCAGTATCATCATCATTACCGTTATCATCATCACTATCGGAATCATCATCGTCTTCCTCTTCATTTTTTTTACCTTCTACTTTCTTCTCGGCTTTTTCTTTCTTCTCCTCTTTAGGTTCAGTAGAATCACCGCTGTCAAGTCCATTACCTTCATCTTCTTTAGGTTCTCCACCAAGTTCCAATTCTTCTTCCCAGTCGAATTTGTCCTCTGATAGATTAAGATCAGGTAGATCTAAATCTTTTTCTTTTTTACTCATAATTTTTAAATTGAATTATTAGCCTTCACCCACTGTTTTATTTTTGAGGGCGGTTCTTGCTTTCATTTCTTCTCTTGCATAAGCTGCATCATCCTTCATTTTCTGAAGTTCAACTTGCTTATCAATTTTCTTATTCTCTAGAGCTATCTTAGCATTATCAGCAGCCAGCTTCGATGCAGCTTTGATTCTCTCTGTTTCATTTTTAAGCTCTACCTCTCTACTTTTGATAGATTGTTCGAACTCTGCATTACTTTGATTTGTATCTAATTCTCTAGCCTGTAATGCCAGGTTAGCTATTTCCATAGGATCAGGAATCCCGTTATTATTTTGATCTAATTCTCTTACAGATCTATAAGCCGATAATTCAGCAACATAAATATCTGTTTCAGCTTCAACATCAATTTTGTATTTTGTAAGTTCGTTCTCTTCGCGTTTTAAATCAAGTTCTTCTTGCATATATTGCTGCTTGATTTGCTCTTGTTGTAATTTGAATTGTTGTTCTTGCTCTGCAGCTGCTTGTTGTTGCTTCATTCTCTTATCTTCAATATCTTGAAGCTTATTCTTTATAAGAGTAGTATTATCTAGAGTCATTATTTCAACTACGTCTAACATAGATGCTCCATTTTGCATAGCCGGTTGAGCTAATTGCTTAATAGCTTCTAGGTTTTGTAATTCTCTAGAATCATTACCGATAAATATATCAAAGTCTTCATATAAAAACTCATCAGATATATCCATGAATACTCGCTGAGCATCATCTGTAATGAAGTGAAGTTTCTTTTTCCCACTATTAGCCCATGCGGCCTTCGCCGTATCTATCATCATTCTGATAGCCCTACGCTTACATTCCCTATGCATGTGGAATAATGGTTCTGTAATGAATGATGATTGAACTATCGCTCTCTCAACACTTCCAACTAATTCTCTATTAGATACTGATCCTTCTGACTGCGGACTAATACCTGTTATGGCTCCAGCCATTCTTTCTATCTCTCCTAATAATTGTACGTATGATCCAATAACATTAGCCATACTTAAATCTGAAGCAGAAAATTGAGATGCTCTAGGTTGTCCACCGAGATGGATATCATCTCCTTCTTCGTATGGATTATAGAAATTTACACCCAAAGATGATAAATAATGGATCCATTGTTCTCTAGACATTCCCATTGACTTAGGGATCTGAGTTACGTCCATGTTTATAATCTTACCTCTATCTCTAGCTAAAGCTAGTTCTATTCTATACCATATAGTAATATATAAATATTGTAATGGTTTTAGAACAGATACAATTGATTTTGGAGAACTATTTGTGTTCGAATGAATAACTCCTGTATATGGTAGTCTTTGAGCATTAGGATTGTCTATAGATATAGATTGATACTCTAACGGTTGAATACCGCAATATATATCGTTTCCTATTTTATAACCTTCCCAAACCTCTATTACCCAGTCCCAAACCAATGCTATCTCCTCTCCGGTTAAAGCATAATCTTCAGAAACTACAGTTTCTTGTTGTTCACCCATCTCATCTATATAAGATAAGAATCCTATTTTTTTAAATGATTTCCAAGTAGCGTGATATACATCTAAACATCCTGAATCAGAATACTCTCCGTATTCGTTTCTAATATCAGTCCAGTTTACATCTACTGAATTACTTGCATTTATATTAAACTTATCATATCCACTATTTGCCTTTTGCAAAATATCGTCTAGATCTGATTGTTTCATTTTATCGTAAAGTCTGTCGTATATTTCAGATGGAGTCATTTTCATCTTTCTACATGCCCAACTACCATCTTCTATAAATTCTAGATCAGGTGATTGATCGTGAGCAAAATATAATGGATTAACTCGTTCCATTTGAGGATCTCCATTTATAATTCCAGTGTAATATACTTCTTTAGCTGCAACTAAAGCATCCATGAATCCTTTATAGAACTCGTGATCTATATTATTTTTCTCAGAAAGATATGAATATGAAGCATAAGCAACAGATTCTGCTATA